CAGGCTTCCTGCACAGTACCCCACATTGAAAATTTTGAAGCTATAAGAAACATGTATTACATCTTCCACCCCGCAGGGAATGAAGTTCATACATAATCATATGGTTCAATGTGAGACATTGTACTTCGATTCCCAAAGGGACTAGATATTATCTAGGGGTTGCCACCTCTAACAACCCTAATTATTATATTCTAATATATAATCTTTGTAAAGGACTATATAATATAATAACTTAGTTCAGACAGAATTCGTACACCTCTGTCAAGTGTTTTTATGCTTAAGTAGTAGATACTAATGGTGTAGGATAATTATAAATAAAAGGAACACACCGAAAGAAACACAAGGAATAATCTGGACCCGCACTCACATAAGTAACGGTCATAGCATTATCCTCATATTGATTAGTAATACGAAGAATATCTTCATTATTATTGTCATCACTATTAAAAGTGATTCTTTGAGATGGATTTGTAAATTTAAACTTATAATTAGTCATCATAGGAACATTAGCATATACTGCTCCTGTTATTTGAATATTTTGTAATGCCGCACCACCTGTAATTTGATCAGGATTTAATAAAGTATCTGTATAAGTTTGAACATTAGATGCTGCAGTTCTACTTCCTACAGTATTAGTAATAGTTTCATAAGAATTAGCTCCTGAATTATCATTGGCAAATGATGTTATTGAAGCATATACAGTATTAGTGAAAGCATTATTAGAGTACCAATTAACTGATCCTCTATAACCTATATATGCTGGAGCATACCAAGCCATTGGATGAATATAAGCAATAACAGCTGCTACATCAGAAGTATTAGCAGCATTCCTTAATTTTTGACAGGCATTGGTTTGATAACCAGGTAATACAGGATGTTTATCTACATAAGTAGTTGTTTTCTTAGGATTATTACCACTTACAAAATATTGGAAAATGCGATATTTAGATTTTCGGTGGAATAATTGACGCAATGATAATATACGTTCACCAAAGTTAACTAAATATCTTTCAGGTAAATCATTTGAAGATTGCTGACCCGCAACATTCACTGGAATTTCTGCAGATTCATTAGTTACCTCTAATGTACCTTCTGAATTTGGAACAATAGCATTCTTGCGCATTCTACCTCCACGTATATTTTTATCACGATTATTATAACCATTTCGACTCATTGCTGAAGGAAAACTATTGTAATCCATATTAGTAACTTGATTAGATCGTGGAGGCATATTATCCTTAGTTCTACCACCATTATCAAAAGATTCACCAGTATATTTATCCGATAAAGGATTACCTCGACCTCCTGCATTATCGTTAAAATAATAGTCAGAACTCTGGACAACCCAATGACTACGCATAGTTGCATTAGCATGAACGGACATAGGATAAGCAAATTCTAAATTTTCAGCTCCCCTAACAAATACTAAAAAACTCACATCAGCTGTATCTACAGGAGCTGTAAGTGCTGTTAAAACTCTTAAAGTAATATATCCATTATGATATATACCAACATTAGTATCATAAGAAGGAGTTGAACGAAATCCCCAATCACCAGATGAGTCAATCACTCCAACTTTTAAAAATGGAAGAGCTTGATGATAAGGTACAGTTACCTCAAATTCGGATTGATCACTCAAATCTATAATTTGCGTATAAGTAACAGTAGTAGAATCAGTTGTATTTAATATATTATTAGTAGAGTTACCTGTAGGATCGAAAGTAAAACGCAATCGTCCTTTATGATATTTTGATGAAACGATAACAAATTTAAAAACTATATCGCCTCTCCAATATTTAAGAAATGTGCTAGCAAATGCTATAGGTGTTTGAATAGTAGTAGTATAGCTACCACTAATAGTTTGAGTATACGCTAAGGTTGGAGTTACCAAACTTGCAAATAATAAATCATCTGCAGCATCAGTTATTGCCCATGTAGATGAACCTAAGAATGTCTCATGTTGTATAAGATAAGCGAGAGACATCATATCATATCTGTCACTGCCAATAATACCCGGATCAATACTTAATTCATTCTTAGGATCCAAAGTTAATTTTTGTACAGGATAAGATATATCCTGAGTCGCAAAATCAGGATGTCCACGAATCGCAACTGCATCTACATTTTTAATATTTGGTACATCAGTAAAACCAAATAATCGAGCTATACCAGCTACTGCTGATCCACCAATTTTAAAAGCTGATGCCCACTTTCCAATAATAGGAATACTAGTTAATTTACTAGCAACATTAGCTATAGCACTCGCTGGCCCTGATATAAAACCACTGCCTTCTTTTACAAAACTTTCAGAAGATTGTAAAGCGAATGCTACTGTAGGTCCTGATACCTCAACATCTTCCGCCCAAGCGTATACTTGTAAATTTACTACATCCGAACCAGATAAAGCACCATTTGCAGATTGAAGTGTGGAAACAACATCAAATCGCATAGTACCAACACGAGTTAAATTAGTAGCACCTGCTGTACCTGATATTGGAATCCAATCTTTATGATATAAAAATGGTAAAGTTAATTCACCACCTTGATTATTTTGTGGAAAAATCCAAAGATGAGGCAATTGTGATTTTTGAATTAGTTCACCCGTACGATCTGTACTCGCATAAGTGGTTAAGGGATTATAATATTCTAAAGGAGAATATGTCACTAACATAGCCCCATAGAAAAAAGGAGATGCATTAATAACAACCTTAACTTTAAGTTTACATCTTAAGAAAGAATAATTATGTAACTTATATTGTATATAATTATTATCAAAAAATAAATTCCAAGGATATATAGTACTTACAGTAGATGAAGTTGTTGCTCCAGTCCATGATATAGTTGCTATATTTACAGGTCTTGATAAAAAATCACTTAATTCAGCATTTGACATTTTACCATAATAATCAGCTATTTCCATAGCTGGACCAAATTCTTTTACTGTACCAATATTGGTATCTATAAATTCTACATTTTCTTGCGAACTTTGATTTAAATCAGAATTAACAGTTTCTGAGGACTTAGTTGTATCATTTGAATTTTCTGCGATAAAATAAAATACGACTTACCATAATTATCATTCAGATAAGAAGTCTTAATTGGTTTGATTCAAGCTCCAATCTTCTATAAATATAGATTTCGGGGAACGCCCAAGCATGATATAAGATTATAAAGCACTCTCATTAATAGAAAGGATAAGAAACTCACTTATTAAAGCAGATCAATTATAAAATTATTCTTTTGGTTTAAGGACTTGTAATAAAAGCCCATCTCAGTTTTACAACATGATAGGTTGATTATAGAACACAATCAACAATTTGATATTCTTCAAATTGTAACTTAAGTTCTGAATAAGTTGGAAACATATAATCTTCAACCATATGATCCAATTGTAGGCTTCTAACTATAGATATAAGAATTTTCTTTTTAAATTCGAAAATCTCTTCGCCATAAAAGAAATATTCTCGACAAACGGAAGACATAACACTTAAAGCTTGCTCTTCCTTAGTAATAGTACCACTAGGTACCCACTTAGTCATAGTTTTATGAAGAGAATTCTCATCTAATTGACCTACATAACTGTTCAATTCTTTAGAGAAAGTAAAATTTCTTTTAAGAAATGTTACATCTTTTATAGATAAAAATGGAACACTTTTAGATTCTTTATCTGCCATAGTATAAATAATACCAATACTAGATAAAGCTTTTGAAACAGTTTGATGATTGTAAAAATTACGAGCTTTATAGCCAACAGAAACCAAATTATCATCTCCATAAATAATTCGAGATATATTTGAATCAAAAGATTCACACTCATGTTTAGGATTTGTTAAATAATAAGCGTATCGGAGAAGAAGATCACCAACAATAGAATTAATTTCTACAGTCATAGCATGACCACTAGGTTCAGTTCCAAAAAATTGAACTAGTGTTCCATTAAAATTAGCAAAAGAATATGCTATATCCTCTGCCATACATCTCCAAATATTAATTTGATCTTCAGTCCAACCAGCTATACGACTTAACATTATTGGAATTTGAAACGCTCCTAAAATCAAAATAGCAGCCATAGTTTTATCATATTTTGAATAATCACCAGCAAATAAGTGGTGTAACCCAGGAGATTTCTCCTTAAGAATATCAATTATTGTATTCCATTCTTTAGATTGAGCATTAATTCCTATAGCACATCCAAATTCAAATTTATAATTTTTAATTAAGCGCAAGAAACCTAAACAATATTTAC